ACTTGCAAAAGCAGGAGCACTATTATTAACTTTTACATTTAATCTACTAAAGCTAGCAGCTGACGCTTTATTGACAACTATACTTCCAGTTTGATCTGTTTGCACAGGTGTTTCTCTACCATACTCATCTCTATAAACAACGCCTAACTGATATGTTCTCATTGATTTTATAGATTTTTCAGGTGGTGGTAAAGAGTCTTGTTCTACTGTTGTTAAACTAGTAAAACCCAGTGGATCTAAAAAGCTAGTAAAATCCATGTCTATTTCACTATTCTGCGAGTCAACTAAATCAAACTGTTGTAAGTAGTTTCCGTAGACTATTCTATTAGCAACCAACTCTTGCGATTTTGCTTTTAACGGCACGTTGTCAAAAGGTCTTAATAACTGCATAGAAGGAAGAATCTTATATATTATTTCAGACTCTATTATGTAAGAATTATTACCCCAACCTTCACTAGTTGTTTTAAAACTTTTAACACTGTATATATTGGTACTTTCTTCTTTTTTAAATAACAACTCTGTTTCAACAACCTGCTTTGGTATGTCGCTTGGTCTAAATCCAGATATTTTTAAATATCTTAAATTGTTAACCATACCGATATTATATCCTTGTGCTGGGTCATATTCAAAAGTTCCTGGTAAAAAAGCAACTTGAGTAAATGGAGAAAAACAAGAATATTCACCATCTTTATATTTATATCTATAAGCAAACCTAACAAGATCTTTTTCAAACAAAGGATCATCTTGTTTAAGTTTTAAGTTCCAAGAAACCGATGTTGTTGGTTGTGTATTAGTAGCTGATTGAACTATTAATACAACTAATTGCTCGTCATCATCTTCAGCTATTACGTTGTTTACAATAAAGCTAACACCATACTCGTCATCAAAAACATCACCGTCTTCACCAGCTGTAGCTATAACAGTATCACCTGTTTGCCAATTCGTGCCATAAACGGTTATTTGAATTTGACTACCTATTTCTACTAAACCATCACTATTAGTAACGTTAAATGTAGCTGTTGTTTCAACTACGCCAGGGACTGGATTACCATTACTATCTTGGTTTTGTGGAAAAGGTTTAAATCTTTTTGTGGGTGACATGAACAGAACAGGAGCAGTTGTTGGTCCTTTTTTAATAACAGTAACATCTTCTTCTACGAAGTTATAAGCTGCTCCGTTTTGATCTATTAATTGTGTGTGTGTTGAGAAATCTGTACAACCCTCTTTAAATTTTTCTATGTTTATAACCTTAGGTTCTGAGTTGTCATCTGTGAAGAATAATAAACCGTCTATTATGTTTATTCCAGTTATTAATGTTGACGGTCTAAATTGCAATACGTTATTAGTATCTATTAAGACAGGGTTTACAGCACCGTTGTGATACTCCAGTATTGCGTTTACTTGATTTGTTCTTTGAACAAACCAGTATATTTTATCGTTTTCCTCGTCCGCTATAGTGCCTATACACTTAGCGCCGGTAGGCATAACATTACTCGCTTGTTGATTTCCAAGCACGTTTTGTAAAGCTCCAACATCATCACCTTCAGATGTTGCTACCTGCACATTCAATGCGTGTCTATATTCACCATTAGGAACTAATCTTTCGTCCAGGTCTTTATTCATTTTACCCGCACGAAAGTGGTGTTTAATTTCTGGCATACTTTAGTGTTTTATTTGCTTAGACTTGCCTCTCATTATTTGTGTCAGCTCTTCTGATTTTAAATTAGATAATCTAATTTTAGCAGTTCTTATAGCGTTGAACTTTTCTCTTTTAAATCTGTTTATTATATACTCTTGAACATTTGCTCTAGCTGATAAAATAGCATGAGCCATATATTTATACATGGCTTCTTCAGCAAATTTATGAACAATCATTTCAGCGTCTGTTCCTAAACTATCACTTATGTATTTTAATACAACTGTTTTACCGTTTAAATCTGAGCTAAAATGTATTAAACCTCTTAACGCATCTATATAAAATATACCATTTGATTGAGCTGTTTCTGGGTTTATACCGTATCTTCTTCCAGCATCAGTTAAATAGTCATATAAACTAGCACTTGGATCCGCTGAAGGTGACTCAGAGTTAGATCTATATTTTATCCAAGAGTCTGAATCTTGCGCTGTGAGTAAACTACCGTCTTGATCAAACAAATAATTATAATCTTCAGCTTGCAAAACAGCAGTAGGATTACTAGTTTTACCACTAGGATATATAACGTGTTCTACGCCAGAGCTATCCGACCAAGCAAGTTTAACATAGTTAACATAGTCGTGTGGTAGTTTCATTGTTAATGAAGGTGGTATTTCTATTTCTTGGGATTTAGTGCACTTGAACGTGTCGTAAGTAAGTTCTTGAATACCTCTTTGCGCATGAAAAGCAACGTCTGCTCTTCTGATTTTTGGTATTATTTTATCTTCACCAACATAGGATATAATAAAATTATTTACAATATCATTTAATCCTATAAATTGATAGTTACCTAGTTTTTCTTCAAAGTTAAATTGTTGAACAAGTATGATAACACCATTAGCAGGAGCACTATCAAACGTTAATACACCTGTACTACTATTGTAAGGAGTTGCATCGTATAAGCTTGTGTTTACCTCTGATCCATTAAAATATACTTTAAAGTTGTTTATACTTGCTGGTAGAGGTGAAAATGTTAAAGTAAAAGCAGTTGTACTACCATTACCAGTGAATGACTGACTGTTATTGTAATATTGCTGCTGTGTTCCTGTAAATAAAGGCATATCTTATAGTTTTTCTTCTTGAATATCGTTTTGAGTTTCGGTGTTAGCTATTTGATACATCTGAGGATCTTTTATAATCACACCCGCTAAAGCTAATATTTTAAATATTAAATTAACTTCTTCTGATTGATGTAATTCAAAATCAACGGTTGTAGCAGAATTATATAGCGCTTGTTCGTTAACAACTGTATAACCCCAGTTTACTTGCGCTGGCCTAGCTATATAGTTACAAACAACATTACTTGTTATTGTAGTAGGATAAACTTGTATTGATCTTGACAAACTTATTTCATTTGCTGTGGTCGATGTTTGAGCTTGATCACTAGCATCGTTAGGAACTACACCTCTAGTTCTAACATAAACCGGTTGGTTTAAGTTTGGTGCTGTTAATGGAGAGTTTATTATATGATGCACCTCATTTTGATTCATTTTTTCTATCTCAATAAATCTAGCCCCTCCAGTACATTCTGCATGGAAAAAATATAATTCACCTAATCTATAGTACAAAGGTAAGGTGCCCATGCCGTTTTGACTAGAATTTGTAGACATAACAACTGGTTGTCTATATCTTTCAAATATATCTATTTTTTCTTTAATAATATCAATAGGATCACCGTGAGTAGTATCATTACCTGGTTGCTGTAAGAACTGTTTTAAATCAAAAAAATATTGTTCAAACAAGTCCATTTGAGCTTGATTAGCTAACAGGTTGAACTCTTGAGGCGTTATATAACCTCTTTGTTCTTTATTAGCTATAGCTAAAACTCTTTGATATACTGTATCTATGCTTACTGCCATAATTTTTTTATTTATAATAATTAGGCTACCGTTAAGTAGCCTAACTACTATAGGTAATCTATTTCATTTTCTTTTGTATACTTTCTAGAACTTCCATTCCTTCGTCTGTCTTAAACCAATTAGCTATAGCTGGATATGGATCTTGATCAAACGGTACACTCATTAATTTTTTACCATTTTTCTCCCAAAGAAAAGCTCTGCCATCTGGTGACATTTTTATAACTCTTAATCTAACAGCTTTCATAGCTATGTTTTTTAAGTGAAGATCATCATCTTGCATTAGCTCTAAAAATTGTCTAGGGTTACTTCTAGCAAAAACAATTACATCTCTTTTTATTTCTTTACTAGTCATAGAAGATACATTGCTACCGTTTTCAACTCTTAATACTGCTTCAGCATCATCAATATCTAATGAAGATGCTATTTTTAAAGCTTCAATCTCCATTTCTAAATAGCTTAAATCAACTTCAGCTTCCATTTGATCATCTTTTTCAAAAAAATGTTTGTTTCGCATTGGGTGATAAAGCGATAATAACTTTTGTAAGTTTTGTTTCTCTTTTGGCACCACTAGCTTACCATCTCTAAAAAATATATGACCTAAAGTTACCTGACCTTTTTGCTCATCAACAAATGGTGAGTTTTGGTTTGTTGCGTATCTTAATTCTCTTTGAATACCTTGTTCTTCGTCAAACCATAATAAAGCTTTTGCTCTACTGTGTTTTGCAGGTACTGTAAATAATAAAGGTGTTTTGTTACCTTTTAATAAATAAACTCTATCTTTAACCTCCCAAGTTACAGGAGCTTTTTGTTGCTTTTTCATAATATAATATAATTTAATAAGGGTAATAATTACCCCCGTCAGTTCAACGAGGGTAAGAATTACACATGTTATTGATTAGTTACTGTCTCCAGTAGCACCATCAGAATCTTTGAATAAGATAAAGTTATTAGCAGCTTGAACACATAAACATCTTTCTGATAAGAAGTGAACGTTCATTGCATCCTCGTCGCTAGTGTAGTTACCACCAACAGATCCAGTGATCCAAGATTTCATACGTCTGTCATCAGCTTCAGAAGCTCTATAACGAATATGTAAGAAAGGTCTTTTGATGTTTTTACCTAATTGCTGATCGTAAACAGTACTTGTTCCAGCAGGAACTAATACTCCTTGTACATCACCAATTAATCCTCTTGTAGTACCATCGTTTAGGTATTTCCAGTCAGACTTGTAAAAATCGTAAGAACCTCTTCTAAATCCTGAGAATCCTAAGTTAAGTGCCATATCTTCAGAATTGTCAAATACACCGTAAGATGTACCACCAGTTCCGTAAGAATTTTGACTAGCTAGCATGTTATCGATAGCTAATGAAGTTCCTCTATTTAAGAACATCATGTTTTCTTCGATAGCTCCTTGCTTGTCTAGTTCTTGTAATATAACATCAAACTCATTAATTCCTTCACCCGCACCAGTTCCAGTTGCGCCGAAATCAGGGTTGTTATATACTAAACCTCTAGCTTCAATAGCAGAGAATAAACCTTGAGTTCCGTGTTGTCCTACAACAGCAGCAGATTCAAAAATACCAGCAGCATCCATTTGAGTAGAAGAAACTGGCTCAGCTTCAATCATTGCCATTTCTAATTGATCCTCAAATCTTAAACGTGCTTCGTGCTCTGATTTTAAGTACCATAAATACCCACCAGTTCCAGCTTCAGTAGTTACTTCTACCCAGCCGATACTAGCAGTATCAGAACCGTTTATACTGTACTTGTCTCTTAAGATAATTGGCTTATTACTAAAAGTAGTAAACTGCGCGTCTTTTGAGTTTCCAGCTAAACTAGATCCTTTTTTGTACTCAGAACCATAAACAAATACTTTTAAATTAGCTGTGTCATTCGCAATACCAGCAGCGGCTAAAGTAGCAGCAGTGTAAGGAATAACAGTAGCAGTAGTTGCAGTTGGCTTATCTGAAACGTAACATTTTACTGTAGTACCTCCAGTGTTAACAATGATAGTGTCATGTTTGTTAACTAATGAAGCTTTTTCTGCAGATTCAAAAGTTAACTCATTAGTAGCACCACCGTTAGCGTCTGTAGAACAGTCGTCAAATGCAACGTGAATACGCCCTTGCTCAGACCATACAACACGGTCAGAAGCCATAGGCATTTCAGCTCCTACCATTTTTAAAAATCCAGCAACAGTTCTGTTACCGTATCTTTCAACTTCTTTTTCGTAAACTTCTGGTAGGAATTGTTTAGTAAAGTTGTAATCGTTACCTGTAATAGACAGGTAGTTAGACCCATATAAATCTTTAACAGGTCTTGGGGTTAAGTGTGAGAGAGCTAAGCTACTCCCAGTAAATTGTCCACTTGCCATAATTTTTTAATTTTAATTGTTAAGTTATCTTGTTTTTATTTTAAACTTAAAGTCTCCGACATCGTTGTCAACGGTTCTTACTGTAAAGCCATTTGGACTTGGGGCCTTCTCGTGAGTAGACCTTGGATCCATGTCAATGTTTTTAGCTTTAGCCATACTGTTTTTTATAGCATCTGCCTTGCCTTGTTCGTAAAAATGTTGAGCTACTAAATCTGGATTCATAGCAGTAAATAAGCCTTTGTGATAACCCGAAGCATCCGACATCTCATTTTTTTCATTCAAGAACTTCTTGACAAAATTATTGATGTCACTTTGAGTATCTTTGACTTTACTAGAATCTTTTACATTAAACCTATATTTCTTTTCACCAACCTTATATTCAAAACCTTTGAACTGATCGTTAAAAACATTATTTGTTTTTTGTTGAAACACATTTTTATAGTGATCTTGTAATTTCTGATTTTCCTCAGACTCTTTGTTATATCTATTAAAGAACTCAACTGCTTTCTGTTGCTCTGGGAGCAACTTACTACCAGCCTTGATCTCTTCATAGTATTTAGACTTTAACCCGTCTAAGTGGCTTTTAGCACTTGCAACCTGCTCTTTTAGCGCTAATTTTTTTCTTCTAATATCTCTCTCATCGTCGACTTCTTCGTCGAATGAAAAATTATCTTCCATTAAGAAGTTTATTTCTTCTTCTTCTAAGTGAGGTTTAGTTTGTTTGTAATATTCTCTTAATAAAGCTTTGTCATCATAATTACTAAAATCTTGATTTAGCTTTACATAATCCTCTAAAGTACCACCAGTGTCATTAATAAAGTCTACAACTTTTTGAATATTTTCAGGTAGTTCAACACCAGCATCAGCTTCAACTATAGCTTGTTCAACTTGCTCTGTAAGTTCCTCAACTCGTTCTTCAACTTCCTCCTCTGTTATTTCTTCTAATGCTTGTTGAGGCTCTTCTTGCTCTTCAACAACTTCTTGTTGTTCAACAACCTCTTCAACCGGCTGTTCGCTTGTTTTTTCTTGTTTTTCAGGTTCAACTTCTTCTTCAGCTGATTTAGTTGATAAATCAAGTTTAATTGTACCATCTTCTAAAACTTCATTTTTTGGTACATCGTTAGCTGGTTCCTCTGTAACAGCTTCAGCTTGAACTTCTTGATTTTGCTCTACAGCTTCTTCCTGAAGCTCTTCTTGTTTTTGTTCTTCTGCCATAATATAATATTATAAAATTAATAAATAATTACCTAGGATCTGTTGCTCCTAGATCAAACCCGCCTCCAAGTATATCATTACTTGAAGATTCAAAGTTTTTAGGTGGTTTACCACTATTTCTTTGCTCAATCATCTCACTTTGTTGAGTTGCTTGTATCTTAGTTCTTTTATCTTTACGATCTTCTTTGTATCGTTCTTTATTTCTTAGACCTTCAACCTCCATACTCTTTAGACGCATGTTAATCTGAAACTCATGATTCATAAGTTCTTTTTTGTACATAACCTCTTTTTGTGTTTTAGCCTCTTCTATTCTAGCTTTTACTTGCTCTAGTTGTATTTTTTGTTCAGTTATAGCTTGGTTTTTCTGAACCTCTGCTTGAGCAGCAACCTGTTGAGCCTGCGCATTAGCTTCGGCTTGAGCTTGTATATTTTGTTGTTGCATTAGCTGATCTCTTTCTTGTTTTTTCTTTCTACGTATTTTAAGTAGTTGATTAGCTAGCTTTATGTTTTTTATTTCTCTAAGATCAATAGCGTCTTCAAGATCAATACCACCACCACTAAGAGCCATTTGTATATTGTTTTCTAGCATTTGCTTCTGCTCTTCATCAGGTGATAATTCTATAGTTATACCAAAATCACATAAATGTAAATTAGACATTTCTGAAAGAGTAGAAACATTATGTATACCTATTTTTTGTATAAAAGCTTCTTTAGTTTCAGAATATTCTAAAACATCAGAAACTCTAAGAGATATAGCCTCAGCTACCTCTGAAGTTAAAAATAAACCAGACTGTAGTATATGTCTTGTTGCTGTGTTACTATTAGCTGCTGCTATTTTTTGAACACCAACTAAAGCGTCTTTTGAAGGAGTAGAAGCGTCTGATGCTTCATTTAAACCTGTCACGTCGCGTATCATCTGTAGA